CCGTGCCCGACGCTGAACAGGCTCTTAACCGAGTCAGGCGCTTTTGATATATCGGGAACATCTGACAGCCGGGAAAGACCGGCACTATTAACTTTTAAAAGGAAAATGAAATGGATATGAAACCTGTAAAGATCGGTGGTGAACTCTTCTGGAGCAACTGGATGGCTCAGTACAACACTAAGTTCAATGAGGACAACAAGAAGTATGAGTGCACCATCGGTAATCTTTCAGACAAAGCTGCTGAGGCCTTGAAAGAGCTTGGCATCCAAGTCAAAGAGAAAGAGAACATGGGTAAGTACATTGTTGGCAAGAGCCTGTACAAGTTCGATCCTGTGGACTCCGACGGTAAGCCTGTTGACATTGAGAAGATCGGCAATGGCACTAAGGTGACTGCACTAGTGTCTAGCTATCGTCACAAGATGTCTGCTAAGTTCGGTGCTGCTCCTTCGATCAAGAAGTTGATCGTGACTGAACTGAAGGTGTATACGCCTGAGGGAGCAGAGGAAGAAGATACTGATGACATCCTCTAACATGAGTAGCCATTCTGTAGAAAATCCAGAAGATACCACTGACGAGGAAGAGCCTATAATTTTATGGATGTCTGGAAATGAAGAAGAAACTTCAGAATTTGTTCAGTGGTGGCCGTATTAGTGTTATAGAAGCAGCTACACAAGTATTAGCAGGAACGGTACTAATCTTTCTATCTAATATGCTTGTATTTCCTCTTCTTGGTATTGAAGCAACAACAAGTGCAAATGCCTTTCTTGTAGCAATAAACACAGTTGTTGCTTTTGCCAAGTCTTACTTTGTTCGAGCGTTCTTTAGGAATATGTGAAATGAAACACATTGTCTGTTACTCTGGAGGCCATTCAAGTGCGCTTGTGGCTATTGAAGTTGTTCAAAAATTTGGTAAAGAAAACACTATTCTTCTGAATCACGACATTCATCCAAATGTGGAAAACCAAGACATCAAGCGCTTTAAGCAAGAAGTTGCTGACTATCTGGGTATTCCTGTAACGTATGCGAATCATCCAGAGTGGCAGACAAAAGATCAGTTCGACGTTGTAGTAGATGCCGCTGCCTTTAAAGTTGGCAAAGGAACGGCTCTATGTACTCATCGACTGAAAACACAGCCTTTTGAGAAATATCTTTACAAATATTTCCCAGATAAGCAGGCAATCCTGTACTACGGATTTGACCGAAATGAAATTCATCGAGTTCAACGTAGATCAGGTATCCTTGCTAGCATGGGCTTCAAATCGGACTATCCGTTAGCTTTGTGGAGTGATAGAACAATCCAAAGTACAAAAGAGATCGGTATTGAGCCTCCTTTGACTTATGGTAAATTTAGACACGCAAACTGTACAGGGTGTCTAAAGGCAGGGAAACAGCACTGGTATATTGTATTTTGTGAACGTCCTGACATTTGGGCTAAAGCTAAAAAGGCTGAAGAACAGATAGGATATTCGATCATGAAAGATGACTACTTGGAGGAGCTTGAGCCTATGTTTGAAAAGATGAAGGCACTTGGTATTGAAGGTAATGAACATGAAGATCCTCGGACATTCTTTGCTAAGGTTAAACGCCAGATCAACGAATATCAAGACGATCTTTTTGAGAAACCTTGTGAGTGTTTTGTATGAGCGAATTACCAAAACAGTTACTCATTGATGCCGACTATCTGATTTACGGTGTTGGTTTTGCTAGTGAGGAGGATTCTGAGAAGTTCGCTAAGAGTAGATTGGTGGAGACAGTAGAAGATTTGGTCTACATTCACTTGAAAGCGGATTCTTATGAAGCCTTCTTAACTGGTAAGAACAACTACCGTTACGAGATTGCAAAGACAGTACCCTATAAAGGTAATCGCAAGGACGCTAAAAAGCCCAAACACTATGATGCTTTGCGTGAACATATGATTACCCGCTTAGGGGCTGTCGTTGTAAATGGACAAGAGGCTGACGATGAAGTAGCTATCAGGATGACTAAGGAGCCAGATAAGTACCTGCTTGTAGGCGTAGATAAAGACCTAAAGCAGATTCCTGGATGGCAC